GGATTTCATTACCATCCATATCCACATGATTATTGGAGGTATGACCTATCTGATATGGAAAATATCTTTTCCGACTTTGACATATTAATACTTGAAGAAGACCCAGAAGCACCTGGAATTATGATGTTAGCCAGAAAAATAAGTGAAAAACAGAAATGTTTGGATAATATAAAGCTATTTAAGGTTGACAAAAACTATAAAAAATTGTAAAATATTATAAAAATGAATAAAAGAAAAATACAGCTTTGGAGAAGAAATTCAGGGAAATTTACCAAATTAAAGGAAGAATTAATAAAATGTCTAAAAGAAAATAATATTAAAGTTATTGAATTACAGACAATTATTGTAAAGCCAAATATATCCGAAATAAAACCTACAGGAGATTGGATAAAAGAACAATTTAAACAAAGAGAAGATGCAGATGTATTTAAAAAATATTATTTAGGAAATGGGGATTTTGATGATTAATAACTCAACAATAGGAGTTCAAAAAGTATTTATTGAGCCTCAAGACATAAATTTGAACTTTTTTGCAAATGGAAAGAAATATATGATTATATTAAGTTTAACACAACCAATGCTTAAAATTAAAGAGAAATTAAAGAAATCTTCTTCTCAATCATATGAAGTAAAATTGGAGGATGAAATAAAATATTTAGAGATAGTGGAGCTAAAATAATGTCAGAACCATATTTAATAAAACAAAACGAATTACCAGAAAAATATATATCAATTCATACTTCTGATAGGAACAGTTATAGGCGTTGTAGGAGAAGGTGGGATTTTACAAGTGAACTAAGGCAACATTTAACTCCAAAAATTATTGATCCTAAACTTTATGTTGGAACTGCTGTTCATTTCTCACTTGAAGACTATCATGGATATAATTTATTTGGGCATCCAAATAATGCTTTCCAAGCTTATCACAATGCATTTAAAGAATATGCTACCGAAAATGAAACAGAAGATAATCTAGCAGAGTTTTATGAAGAAGAAACTGAATTTGTGCAAGGGATATTTGACCATTATACAGAAAATTGGCTTTCAGCAAGGCATTTGTTTGATACATTATGGATTGATGACAAACCTTTAGTTGAGGTTGAATTTTCAATCTACGTCCCAGAATTATCGGATTACTTTAAAACTCCTGTTGTATATCAAGGAAAATTTGATAGAGTAGCAAAAGATGATATTGGAAGGCTATGGATAGTTGAATATAAAACTGTTGCATCGTTTGATTCCGACAAACTCCAAACTGACCCGCAATGTTCAAACTATGCATGGGCTTCACAGTATATTCTTCCTGAACCTGCTGAAGGTATAGCATTTATACAATTTTTAAAAGATTGCCCTAATGAACCGAGAATTTTAAAGAATGGTCAGATAAGCACAGCAACAAATCAAAAAACAACATTAAAGAAATTTAGGGATGCACTTATAAAAAAATACGGGTGTGAACCTACCAAATATAATGATGTAATTAAAGCACTTATGGAAAAAGAAGATGACAATGGGGATGCATTCATAAGAATAGATTATGTAAGAAGAAATAAATATCATAGAGCAAACGAATATCCAAAAATATTGGCTGAAGGATTTGAAATGCTTAATCCTGACGCACCAATTTATCCTAATCCAACTAAGGATTGCAGTTGGGATTGTGGATTTAAAGCTCCTTGCCTTGCTATGGACGCTGGTATGGATTGGGAGTATATGATAAAACAAAATTATGAAAAAAAGAAAGGAGATGATTATCCATGGGAGAAGAAGATAAAGTACCCGCAAATGCAAAACCAGTAACACCACAAAGTTCGCCCCCACCATTTAAATTAGTTATGGCTGGTGAACTTGAGGCTCCAACATATTTTAATGGGATAATATATGGGGAATATGGAACTGGAAAGACTTATCTTGCTGCAACTGCTGAGGACGTTCCAGAGATGCAACATATTTTATACATTGAGGCAGATGGTGGAAATAAAGTAATTCAAAAGGAATATAAAAATAGAATTGTGGAAGTTCCAATGGTCAGAGATTACAGTACAGTGGCTAGAATTTTTGAATTCTTAACAAAACATTGTTATCTAAGAGATAAAGGAAATAAGGAGGAGCTTGCAAAACTTGAAGCTTGGTTTAGGCAAAAATCTATAACAGAACCAAGAATATTCAAAACTGTAATAGTAGACACTTTAAATTCAATTCAAAAATATTGTATGCAGAAGATTTTAGGAATAAATACAAGAGAATGGAAATTGGATGCTGAACCTGTTGTCCCTAATCAGAGGGAATGGGGCAAGGATAGAGATATGATTGACTGGATGGTTTCGGAGTTCAGAGACCTCCCGCTGAATGTAATATTTGTGTGTGGTGTGGATAAAAAACAAGATGAATTTAATAGATTTCATATCCAGCCAAACCTTCCAGGAAAACTGGCTGGAGAGGTTTTGGGATTTGTAGACCATGTCGGTTATTACATTAAATACATAGGCGATGATAAGCAATTACACAGAAGAATTTATTTTGAGCCAACATCAAATTATCAGGCTAAAAACAGATGGCATGGCTGGAATGAAATCTCTATTCTTGATCCTACCATGAAAGATTTATATGAATTGGAGAAGAAATATGGATAATATAGTAAAAAATAAGAAAATTTATGATAGGCAACATTGTTGTTGGTGTAAATTTGAGAATTGAGAAGGGAGGTCTAATTTAATGTTAAATTTAAAAGATTTAACAAAAGAAGATTGGGATTTAATTATTGAAGGAGTTGACAATTTAAAAAGTAAAGATCTAACAGGTAAAGTGTTAAATTTTATGCTTGAGGGTCTCACTTATCCAGGTAAAGATGCTAGTGAGGAAGATAAGAAGGAATGGGAGGAAAGGAAAAGACTTAGAGATATAGAAGATGAATTTAAGGAAAAAGAACATGAAAAATACTTTGAAAAAATTGTTTTATTAAAAGCTAAATTAATATTAATGAGAAATGAAATTTTTGAAGGGAGCAACAAATGAATGATGAAAAAAAGAATGAGGAAGTAAAATCAGATGAAGTAAAACCAGAATCAGACCAGAATGAAGGCTTCACACCAGAGGACTTTGACAAAGGTCCAGACACAGTAGGAAAAGCGGAAGAAGAAAGGCAGGTAGGAGAACCCACTATTGAGGATGAAGAATCCTATAATCTTGATGATATTGATATAAATACGCCTGACTTTGAACCATTGCCAATAGGTTGGTATTTATGCACAATTACCAATGTAAAATGGAGCACTTCAAAGGCTGGAGATCCAATGATGATAATTGAATTTACCGTTACTGATGAAAAATATCCTCAATTTAAAGGGAGGAGAGTATCTCAATTTTGCTTGTTTAAGTACAATAATAATGTAAATGATCCAGTAGCAGAGATGGGTAGAAAACGATTTAGAAAGTCAATGGTTCGTGCAGGTATAAATATTGATTGGAAAACATTTTCACCAAAGTCTTTTGCTCAAAGAGGAGAAGCCCTCGGAAAACAACTTCGTGTTAGATTTGGCAAAGGAGACCCATATGAGAATAGTGAAGGTCAAATGGCAGTAAGTAATAATGTAAAGGATTGCAAAAGTGTAGGAAGTGGAGATGCTTTTCTATCTGATAGTCCTTAATCTAAGGAGAAAAAATGGAAGAATATTTTAAATTATCTGAAATTAGAAAATTACTCAGAGTAAGTTATCCTACCATGCTAAGTTATATAAAGAAAGGAAAATTGAAAGCAGTGAAGGTAGGAAGTCAATGGAGAGTAGCAAAAAGTGAGCTTAATAGGTTCTTGGGGGAAAATAATATAAAAGATAATGAGACATTTAAAATAACGGAATGAAATAAAAGTTATTGCTAATTAGCTTGTAGTAGGTTAAATGAATTAAAATTATGAATTGCCAAAACTGCATATATAAAAATTATAGAAGGATATCTCCATCTCCAATAAAAAAATCTCGTCTCGCAATTGTTGGGATGAATCCTGGCACAAATGAAATTGCTTTTAATAAACCTTTCGTTGGTCCAAGTGGTGAATTTCTAAATGATATGTTAGCGAAACATGATTTACCAGATAGAAGTGAAACATTTGTAACCAATGCTATCCTATGCAAACCTCCTGATGATGAACAAATAAAAAAGCAAGCTATATTGAATTGCCAAGAAAGACTAATTTCTGAACTGAAGCAAGTGCAACCAGAAGTAATATTGGCTTTAGGGAACGTTGCTATGCATGCGTTATCAGGAAAATTCAAAGCAAAAATAACTAATGTCAATGGAATAGTTGGTTCATCAGAGCTACTTAAAGGAATTAAAATAGTACCTGCCTTTCATCCAGCAGCGATATCAAGAAATCCAGGTTTTCAGCAACCTTTTGAAGAAGCATTAACAAAAGTAAAACAATTATTGGTGGGTGACTATTTAGAGAAACCACAAGGTATTAACCATATATTCACTCCACTTAAGGATGAGCTTGAAGAAAAATTGAATTGGATAATTAAAAATTGCAAAGGAGAAATCTTAGGTTGTGATATTGAAACAACAGGTCTTAAGCCATATTCAAGGGATATTTTATATGTTGGTGTAGCATATAAAGATAATGAGGTCCTAATCTTCTATAGGGATTTACTTGGTTTACAAGCAGTCAAAGATTTTTTCTCAAATAGCAATTTAAAATTCTCATGGCAGAACGGTCAATTTGATACTATATTTCTCAATAATAAAATGGGTATTCCTGCAAGGATAGACCAAGATACAATGATACTTCATTACTGCCTCAACTCCTACGAAGGTTACCATGACTTGGATACATTATCAATGAGATACTTGGGAGTAGAACCATACTCATATAAAACTAAAAAATATATGACTAATGATACAGGGATGAAGAATGTACCTAGAGAAATTCTCTTGCCATACTTGGCTAAAGACTGTGCTTATACCAAGCAATTAATACCAAAATTCCTTCCAAAAGTTGAAAAGGATAAAGACCTCAAAAAACTTTATTACAGGATATTAATTCCAGGAACTAACTTCTTAAGAGATGTCCAATGGAATGGTTTTTATGCCCATAAGGATTATTGTCTTAACTTAAAAGATAAATTTGAAACTAAACTTTCAAATTTAAATGACAATCTTATCAAACAATTCCAACCATTATGGGAGCCAAATGCCTATCAATTGGAAACAAGAGCTATGTCAGCACCAGAAGTTTTTAATCCTGGCTCTATAAAGCAG